AATGAGCCGCACTGACCCGCAATTCAAGCTGCGCATGCCCGCTGCACTCCGTGCCCAAGTCGAGCGGTCCGCTAGGGCTGCACGCCGCTCCCTGAACGCCGAAATAGTCATCCGCCTGGAAGCGTCCTTCGCCCAGGTTGCGCCCAGCACCAATGCACAGGAGCGCTCCGCATGATCCGCACCGTCTACGGAAAGCCAGGGGAGGGGATGACCCATGCAGAAGCCAGCCAGCTATCAACGTCTTCCGCACGCCCAGGACTGCGACTGCTCTGTCTGCTGGTCCAGACGCGAAATGGTGAAACCCGCTCCCTGCCAGTCCACACAATGCGCCCAATGCCGCCCCGCGTATGCGCGGCCGATTCGCACGCTACGAATGGGCCGCATCGGTGGTGCCTGGAAGCCTCTGCTCTCGGACTGGAAGGTGGAACCGGCCTTTATCTGCGAGAAGCACGCGCCACCCGAGCGCCCCGCGAAGTGGTGGAGCGTTATCTACGACTCGGGCAAGCCAACGCCCTACGTGCCGATTCACGAACCGTTCGAGCTGGTGGGGTGATGGCATGAGAATTTCTGACAGCCCCTATCTGGTCGTCCTCGTTGCCCTGCACATCGTCGAGGTATTGCAGCTGGTCCAGCGCCGAGCACTTCAAGACGAAACCGCCCCCACCGAAGCCGAGCAGGTCCAGGGCCGCGCTCCCGGCTCGTCGGATCACGCATCACCGATCCGGCGAACGGAAGCACGGGCGAAGCGCACCCTTGACCCTGCACGAACCGAAACAGCCTCCGCTCGTGAGTGCGGGAGCGCTTTTCCCTCCCGCGCTCCCGAGCCCTCGGCGGCGAGAGTGGGATGACAAGGGCGAAGCCCTTGGTGTTTAGAGAGAGGTTTATTAATTAATTTTGTTTTGAGCGTGGTGGTTAAGTGTCGATTCGTCGCTATTCATGCCAATAAACCACGCAACATGATAATTCCTTGAGTATGAAAAAAGTCTGTTTCAAGCGCGTATAAATAGAGCTACGAATTAACCCGCAAGCCAAGTAACAAGCCGGTCGCAGTGAAATTACTTTTTCACTCGCTCGGGATCGCTCGGCCTGCAGAAAGCAAAGCAGCGCAATAAAGCGCAACTAGAGAGAGGAAACACAAATGGCACGTTCGACTATGGAAGTTGCATTTCTCGGCACTCAACGCTTCGACGGTGAAGCGGGCCAGAAGTACATCAAGGTCTTCTACGGCGATGAGCCGGACGGCAAGACCGAACACGGCCTGTCGATTATCGGCATGGCAGCAGCGGACGAAGTAGCCGATGAAATCTTCGCAGCCGGCGCCCAGTTCGAGCCGCTGCAACTGGTGCGCATCCACTTCGAGATCGCCCGTGGTGGCCAGAACAAGGGCAAGAACCTCGCCCTGCAACTGGAAGCAGTCCAGACCCGCGCCGCTGCCGAAACCCCGCGCACCCCAGCTCAACCCCAGGCCAAAGCCGGCGATCCGGCCAAGGCCAACTAAGGGGAGGGGCGGCCATGTTGATCAGTGACCGAGTGATCTGCGACTGCTGCGGCAACGACATGGGCAAGCTCATGGCGCTGCCTGCCCCGCAAAGCGATCTGTTGCCGGACCTCAACCTGCCGCCCCATTTCGCCGTCTGCCCCGACTGCGAACCGCCCGAACAAGCCGCCGACCTCCTTGAGGCCGGTGCATGAATTTCCTCGCCTGTGACGGTGACTGGCTGCAAGGCGCTGATGGTTCGCCCATCTGCTCCGGCTCGCTGGTGGCTCTCACGGTCGAGGAAATGCAGAGCCTCTACGGAGCTGCACTCACCTGGGAACAGGTCACCGAGCTACAGGGCGAAGCCATCGTGTTGTTCGCCACCGTGTTCGGCTTCCTGGTCCTGAAAAAAGTCCTGAAACAGTGAGGTATCACCCCATGAAACACATCAAGACCCTGCGTCGCTCCCTGGGCGCCGCTGCTGCAACCGGCCTGCTGGCCGTTCAACAGGCCTACGCTGCTGTCCCGGCTGAAGCCACTGGCGCACTGGATGAGGCCGGCACCGACGTCGGCACCATCGGCTGGGCCGTGTTCGCCGTGATCATCGCCGCCATGGCGTTCAAGTACATGCGCCGCGCCCTGTAACCGGAAACCGCGCACTGCATGTGCCGAAGCAAACAAACCCCGCTCCGGCGGGGTTTTCTCTTTAAGGGAAACGCCAATGAGCTACGAACTGTACGTCCTGATCCTTTCCACCCTGGCGTTTTACCTCGTGTTTTTTGGGCGGGTGTGAAATGCGAGTCGTCTTCTTTCTTATATCAATCTTATATTCTTCGATTTCGTATTCTAATCAATATCCTTGGACTACAAACTTTGGTGGTTTCTATCCGTCTCCAGAAGAGGCGTGTAATGCTACTTCATCGCAAGCTATTGCGAAGTGGAAAAGCATGCATGCGCCGGGTTCTTACCAGTCTTATATATCGCTGAGCCCAGACGGTGTACAGTTCCTTTCGTCGACTGCTTTCAGTTGCATGTATCACGCTAGTCATCCGGCTGGTCTTTCTGAGCGCACCGGAATTAGCCATAATGCATCAAGAGGCCTTCAGTGTGTTTCTGGTGATACTCGAACCACTGGTGTTCCTGTTGGTCGTGATAATAATGGTGAGTATCAGGATTTCGGTTCTTATTACGCTTCTAATCAATGTTTTTCTGGCTGTGATGCGCGATATGTTGGTGGTGACGGCTCTGACGGAGCTTATACGTTACCTGACGACACTGATACATTGGTTTATGAAAATCTGACTTATGAATTAACTGGTTCTGCTTGTTCCGCCTCTAGTGCAGATCCTGTTTTCACGCCCCCCGCGCCTCCATCTCCTGAAGAGCCTCAGCCTGAAGAGCCGGACGGTGGTGATACAGGCGGTGGCGGCGATACTGGTGGTGGCGGTGATACAGGCGGTGGCGGCGACACCGGTGGCGGCGGTGATACGGGCGGTGGCGGTGACACCGGTGGTGGTGGCGATACGGGCGGTGGTGGTGATACCGGTGGCGGTGATGGCGACGGAGATGGCGGTAGCGCTTCGGGAGCGAATTGTGATCAGCAATTAGTATGCACCGGCGATGCTGTCCAGTGCGCCATTCTTCGACAGCAAAAGGCACAGCGTTGCCATGCTGAGGAGCAAGCCGATTTCGGCAAATATAAGTCTGATATTGAAGGGCTCTTTCAGGGTGAAGAATTCACTCTTGACGAGGGTTCCGGCTATATACAGCTCCCTTCTTTTGTTTCTCAGGGTACTCGCTTTCTACCTGAAGTTTGTCCCGCAGCTGAAAGATTCACCTTGCGCACTCGTGGTGGGCGCACTTTTGAGCTTAGTTATGAGCCTCTTTGTCACGCCGCCAGTAGTTTGAGCGGTCTGTTCGTGGCTGTCGCCACTGTTCTCGCCGCGCTCTATGTGGGCCGCTCCGTAGGGGGTCAGTAATGCACTTCATGTTTATTGCTCAACTGCTCGTCATCATTGCCGGTCCGCTGGTGAAGATGGTGCTGAGAATGCTGGGTTGGGGCTTTATCACCTATTTCGGTTTCAACGTGATCATGCAGGAGGCTCAGGATTATCTGTTTGGAAAGATGGGAGATGTGGGGCCGATAATTCAGGGCATTCTAGGATTGGCCAAGTTTGATGTAGTGGTAAACATTTACTTTGCTGCGATCTCCACGCGCTTCATTCTCGCCGGGATCGACAAGGCCACCGACCGTCGCCGTGCTCAGGTCTGGCGCAAGCCGGGCGGCACCTCCATCGAAGCATAAGGGGGCGCCGTCATGCTCGTTATCCGCACCGGCAAACCCGGCCACGGCAAGACCCTCAATACCATTCGCGAGGTAGACCAGACCGCCCATGCTCAAGGGCGGGTCGTCTATTACCACAACATCAACGGCCTCAAGCCCGAGCAGCTGCAAGCGCAGTGGTTCGAGTTCGAGGAGCCGGAGAAGTGGTTCGAGCTGCCGGCCGACTCGATCATCGTGGTCGACGAGGCCCAAGGCTGGTTTGGCGCACGCGATCCACGCGCCCGGCCACCGGAGCACATCACCCGATTCGAGACCATGCGTCACCAAGGCCACGAGGTGCATCTGGTCACGCAAGATCCGCGCTATCTGGATGTGCACCTGCGCCGTCTGTGCAACAGCCATATTCACTACTGGCGGGTGTTCAAGTCCGCCCAGCTGCTGCGCTTCGAATCCGAAGTGGTGGTTGAAAAGGTCGAGGTGAAAACCAGCTTCAAGGATGCGGACAAGAAATCGTTGCGCCTCGATAAGCGTTACTTCGGTGCGTATACCAGCACCAACGCCAAGCACCACTTCCAGACCAAGGTGCCGACCAAGTTCATCCTGGCCATGTGCGTGCTGATTGGGGCGGGCCTCCTCGTCTATCGCGCTTATGAGCGCTACGACAGCGAGAAACAAAAGTCGGCTAACGCGGCGGCTGCTACTGCCGATCAGGCTGGCGGTGTCGTCGATCAGGTGAAAAGCACGGTAGGGGCATTCATTCGTCCCGTCGATAGCGCGGCTCAGCAGGCGGCGCCGATGACCGTTGAAAAGTACGCGGCTCTGCGCACGCCTCGCATTCCTGATGTTCCCAGCTCGGCGCCGATCTATGACGAGCTGACCAAGCCTCAAACCTATCCCAAGCTTTCCTGCGTCATGAGTTCCGATCAGGGCTATATCGAGCGCAACCGCAATCGCTATCGAGTCATTCGTGCCGGTGGCAAGGGCTACATGTGCGAGTGCTATTCCCAGCAGGGTACATGGCACAAAACGTCATTCTCGTTTTGCAAGAACGCCGTCGAGCACGGCTATTTCGACCCCGCGCGGCCCGATCCGAAGTCGCCGCAAGCACCTATGCAGGCTGGCAATAGTCAGCCTCGGTCATTCGAGCAAGCAGTTTCCGGGGCCTTGGAAACTGCTCCCAAGGGCACTTCCGTGGTCGTGGTGCCCTATGAGAAGGAACGCTTTCTGTGGTGATGACCGTCAGCGCGTCAATGCACGCACGGCGAGGCACGAGCCGGCGTGCTCGCGCGCTGACGTCCCTGTAACACGTCAGATAAACCCAACTGAACAGTGTCGATTCGTTGCAATTTGGAGCAGTAGAAAATGACCGTTAAAGATCAAATTCGTGTTGACCGACAGTTCCAGGAATCGCCGACCGGGCGAGTGTTCTTCGATAGCCATACGGCAAAGCTGACTGACCTGTCGGGCGTTCGCTTGCTGCGTTGCGGCGTCGATACGGTTCGTCAGCTGTATCGTGGACTGATACGTCCGGAAATCATGGCGCTGTTCGAGAAACCGGGCGTCATGGTCGAGTTCGCTGGGGAATTCTGGCATGCCGGTCGGGTAGGGCGAGACTCAGGCTATCAATACAAGCTCCAGAACGCCGACCTCGGGTTCATCCTGCTCATCAAGAACTTCAACGCTAAGCTGGAGAACATCGGGCCTCACCTGAAAATCGAGGTGTCACCGCACGCCATCGACGCGCTGTCGCCCGAGCGCCTGCAGGAGCGCATGGATTATTACGCTGCAGCCGTGATGACCCATCGCGAACGCAACCAATGCGCCGTGCACCTCGCCCTGGATCTGCAAGGCTGGAAGCCTCCGGTGGATTTGGTGGCGCGCCTGCATTGTCGTGCTCGGACGCACCGCGATATTTCAGGCATCAACGAAATCAACTGGGCGACCAAATCCAGCGTCTACGGACGGGGCGAAACGTCCATGTTCGGCTCTGCCGGTGGCGTCCAGCTCTGCATCTACAACAAGACGGAGCAGGCCCGCGCAACCGATAAGCTCGATTTCTGGGAAAGCGTCTGGCGTCGTCGTGATTCCTTCGATGCGACCGATCTAGATAACTACAACCCAGAGGCTGACGTGTGGCGCATCGAGTTGCGTTATCACCATTCGGTCATCCAGCAGTTCGCCAGCGGTTCGATCAGCGCGAAGACCGGCGAGGCCATTGAAACGGATTCCTTCGCAGCCTTCGCGGGCCATCTGGACGGTCTTTGGCGCTACGGACTGTGCCAGTTCAAGTTGCTGCATCGGCCAGGGCAATACGAGCCGATCTGGACGCTCATCCGTGATGATGTTCGAGTCGATGTGCCGGTTGATTCCCTGGTGGATGAAACCGAGTACAAGCGGTACTACAAGACCTCGCGGGGCTTTTCGGGCAAGAACGTCGAGCTCTTCCTGGGAAACTTCGTAAGCCTGCTGGCACGGGAGCGAGTGGGCGCTAAAACCGCATTTGATCGACTGAAAGATTGGGAATGCTGGCCGGTCATTCGTGATCACTACGCCGCCAAGGACATGAGCGAGCGGGATCTGTACAAGCACATCAAGAACTTGCTGCAAGAAAGGCATGTTCGATGGGGTAGGGCGGTCTGATGGCAATCGAGCAACTGCCTGATGGTCGCTGGAAAGTCGACGTTGAACCGGTGAAAGGGCGTCGTTTTCGTAAGACGCTGAAGACCAAAGCTGAAGCGATGCGCTTCGAAGCGACCTGCCGATCCAGGTGCACCGAAACGCCTGATTGGGCACCCCGTCCAAAGGACAAGCGCAGGCTCTCCGAGCTGGTCGAGCTATGGTTCGACCTTCACGGCGTCTCGCTCTCCGATGGCGTTCGGCGTGTGGCGATCCTGCGGGCGTGTGCAAAGGCGATGGGCGATCCGATAGCTCGTATGGTCGATGGCGCGAAGATCGCTGCCACACGCGCGCGTTGGATGTCAGCTGGCGTCACCGGTAAGACGGCGAACAATCGCCTCGGCTACCTGAAAGCGGTTTACAACGAGCTGCACAAACTCGACGTGATCGACTATCCCTGTCCATTCACACGTATTCGCCCGGTTCGTCTGCAAGAGCGGCCCTTGGCCTACCTGACCAAGCCGCAGATATCCGAGCTGCTCGATGCGCTCCAGGCGCGGACCACTTCTCCACATCCGGCGATGGTGGCGCGGATCTGCTTGGCGACCGGGGCGAGGTGGGGTGAGGCTCAAGCGCTGCGACCGGAGCGGATTCGAGGCAACGCCCTGGTGTTCGCCAATACCAAGTCGAAGCGGGTGCGGATGGTCCCGGTAACGCCGGAGCTAGTCGCGGCGATCAAGAAGCACTGGCAAACCTACGGGCCGTTTACCAACTGCATTGGCGTGTTTCGGCTGGTCCTGCTCTCGACCTCGATCAAGCCACCACGCGGACAGGCAAGCCATATCCTGCGGCACACCTTCGCAGCTCACTTCATCATGGGCGGTGGCCATATCGTGACGCTGAAAGAGATCCTGGGTCATGCCTCGTTGAACATGACGATGCGCTACGCCCACCTTGCGCCTGAGCATTTGCATGATGCGATCAGGTTGGGACCGTTGGCCGGCATCACGTTACCGCTCGCCAGCCAGTAATCGAATCAATTGAAGGAGGTGCGCCACTGGCGTACTATGCGGCT